ATGTATGTTGATGAAGTAGATTGTTGGCATTGTCATGGGAGTGGTAAGGTTGATGATGAAGATTGTCCAACTTGTGATAGATCTTCCGGTAAAAACCCATATTATAATTTTATGATAATTCCATCATATGAAAATGGAAAATTTGTTTATTTTCAAGCACGCAACACTGATATGAAATCAACTTTTAGATACAGAAATCCACCCATACCAAAAAATCAAGTTGTTTATTTTTATGATCACTTAAAAAAGAATGACAGAATATTTATTACAGAAGGACCATTTGATGCAATGACTTTAAAAAACTATTCAGCAACTTGTGTTATGGGAAATAGACTATCAGATCCACAGGCACAGAAAATATTGCAATTAGAACCTAAAGAAATTATTTTTGTTCCAGATTATGATCAAGACTTGGAAACAAGAAAAAATATTTTTAAATCATTAAAGAAAAATATTGATAGAATAAAATTCCATGCCAACAAATCTCTTCCAATAGGAGTATATGAGTGGTATAAAAAATGTGAATCACCCAACAAAAAAGACATTAATGATTTTAACCTAACAACAATAGAAGAAGATCTAATTAAATATGAGCCAAATAAGCATAGCTAAAGTAGCCAAAAGTTTATTATTAAATGAGCCACAGGTAGAATTAATACGTGAATATATACAAAACAAAATAAATGAATATTTTATTAAAGGGGAAAAAATTAACACATATGAATTAACATGGCAGGTTGGCGAAATATTAAAAGATATAAATCAAACATCTAAAAATTGTTATTCAATAGTGCTTAATACGATAGATGACTATGGCGTTATTGAATTTGAAATATCGATTGGAGGGTAAATGAACGATAAGCTCGAACTTGGAGATTTAGAAATAGATATATTTAAAATGATGCATCTTGATAGATCTTTTGCTATTTTAATGGTAGATCATCTTAAAAGTAGTTATTTTGATTCTCAAATATTAGGAAAAGTATTTACCATATATGAACAATTTTTTAAGAAACATAATAAACTCCCTAATAGAGATATTGTAGAAAGCATTACTCAAAATCTTGGAATCGACAAAAAGAAAACAGATGTTTATTTTAATCAAATATTTTTACCCAAAGAACAAATTGATATTGATGTAGCTGAAAAAGATTATGTAGTTGATGAAGTAATCAAATTTGCTAAACGAGCAAGAATGGTTGAAGCAATTAATCAATCTATTGATCTAATAGAAAAAGATGAATTTGATAAGATTGTCTCAATTATGAAGGATGCTCTCATATTTAATCTTGATATTAATTTAGGCTTTGACTTGTATGATGTTGATGCTCGTTATCAAAAAATTGCTGCAAGTCTTGCTAACAAAATTACAACTGGGTATGCACAAATTGATAAAACTTTAGGCGGCGGGTGGGCTAAAAGAGAATTATATTGTGTGATGGGTCCTCCTGGTTTTGGGAAGTGCTGTTCTTATAATGCATATATAGATATAGAAATAGACGATCAAGATCCTGAATATGAAAAAGTTAAACATTTATTTCTAAAGGAATAATATGAATATTGAAATAATTGTTTGTAAAAATTGCAATAAAGAGTTTGAAAGTGAAGTGAGATTTCATAAGAAGTTTTGTTGTCATAAATGTGCAATGATTTTTAATAATAAATCAAAAGGTGGTCAGCATCTTTCAGAAGAGAATAAACAAAAAATTTCTGAAACAATGAAAAACAAATGGAAAAATGGTGAAATAAAAAAAGAACAATTAAATAATTGGATTAAGTCAGGGCAAGAAGCTTCTATAGAAAAAATGAAAGGTAAAACTTTTGAGGAAATTTATGGAAAAGAAGAAGCGGATAAAAAGAGAAAACATTATTCTGAATCAAGAATTGGTGAGAATAATTCACAATCATTAAAAAACATAGCAAACAGGAAAAAATGTTCATTGGAAAATGCAAGAACATATACATCATGTTATGGGAGGTTGGGTGAAAAACATCCCATGTTTGGAAAACAACAATCCGATAAAGCTGTTAATGCCATGATGGAGAAGCTTCAAATAAAATGCAAATATGTTTCAATTGGTTATTTTAATAATATATTGTGGCAGGGAAGTTATGAACTTGCATATTTAATATATTGTTATGAACACAATATTAATATAAAAAGATATAATTTAGATCCTATAAAATATACATATAAAAATAAAATTCATAGATATTATCCTGATTTTATTGTAAATGAAAAAATTATTGTAGAATGTAAGGGTAGGCTTGATGAGCGAGTTGAATTTAAAAAATTAAAAGCAATAGAAATTTACGGAAAAGAAAACTATTTATTGTTAGATTATGATTACTTTAAAACAATAAAACCGAAATGTAATGTAAAAAATTATTTTAAGACAATTAAAGAAAAATATAATAATTTATTTGAAATTATATTTATTCCTTTAAGGTATAAACAGGAGTATTTAAATGACAATTAAAGCTAAAATAAAAATTGGTGATTTAATAGAAGCATTGGGGTGTAATAATCCTGGTCAAGAAATTATTGCTCCTAAAACATTAAAAGTAAATACTCCTAGTGGTTATAAAAAAGTTGAAGCAATTAGAAAAACACAATTAAACCCAGAGTGGGAAGTAGAAACACAAAATGGGTTAAAAACCACTGTGGCCGATAAACACAAGTTTGAAACAAAAGATGGGTCTTTATTAGATAAAAATAAAAAATGGGAATTTGTTGATAAATTGACTAACAATGATTTTATTTTTACAGAAAATGGTTGGGATAAAGTTATTTCATGTAAATATAATGATAAAAAATCATATATGTATGATTTACAGGTTTCTGAAACTAATAGCTATTATGCAGATAGATTTCATAGCCATAATTCTATCTTTCTTCCTAACTTTGGAATTAAGGCATTACTAAACGGGTTAAATATTGTCCATTATACATTAGAAATGTCTGAAGAAAGATTAGGTATGCGTTATGACGCCATAGCCACTGGTATGATCATGAAAGAATTAGACGGACACCCAGATGAAATCAAAAGAAAATATGATACTATTAAAAAAATAACAAAGTCAAAATTAAAAATGAAAGAATTTCCAACCGGTATGGCATCTGTTTTGGATTTAGAATCACATTTAGAAAACTTGAAATTACATGAAGATTTTGTTCCAGACGTAATTATTGTAGACTATGGAGATATTATGCGGTCTTCACATAAGGCAGCAAACCTTTATGAAGAACAGGGTTGGATTTTCAGAGAATTAAGAGGATTGGCAGTTAAAAAAGATGCTGTTTTAATTACTGCTACACAAGCAAACAGAGATTCTCTAAGTAATGATGGGGCTACTAAAGAAGTTATTGGTATGCAAAACACAGCTGACTCAATGGAGAAGAACAGAATTATAGACGTTTTATTTACCATCACACAAACAAAATCTGAAAAAGATAATGGTCAAATTAATCTCTATGCAGCAAAAAACAGAAACGGAGAATCAAATATATATGCCCAATTTAATATAAACTATGGCAACATGAAAATTACTGAGCCTTTATTAGGTAATAATCAAACCTCAGGAGATTCTGATAATTAATGTCAAAGAAACTTACCACTAAAATTTTTATTGAAAAAGCCGTACAGGTTCATAATAATAAATATGATTATTCTCTTGTAGAATATAAAAATATTAAAACAAAAGTCAAAATAATTTGTTCAATACATGGTATTTTCGAACAAACACCAAACAACCACCCCAGAGGAAATGGATGCCCAAAATGTAATGATTCCAAGGGTGAAAATAATATTATACAAGTTTTGAAAAAGTATAAAATAGACTATATATTTCAAAAAAGGTTTAAAGACTGTAAAAATAAATATCCTCTTCCTTTTGATTTCTATCTGCCTAAATATAATTTATGTATAGAATATGAAGGGAAACAGCATTTTGAAGAAATAAAATATTGGGGAGGCATTAAAAGATTTAAATACATTAAACAAAACGATGAAATTAAAAATAACTATTGTAAAACCCATAATATCCCATTATTTAGAATAGCATATTTTAATAATATAGAAAATAAATTACAAGAATTATTTAATAATATGCAAATAAAAGAGGCTTTATTGGGAAATAATACACAAAATAACAGCGATGATAGCTAAGATAATTATAATACAAGAAAGGACTTTAATGTAGAAAAAAGTATTTATATGAACAAAATTGAGAAAAAAGATACAAAAATAGAATTTCTCAAAAATTTAATGTTACATAGTTCAGACAAAAGTTGTGATTTCTGCAAATATCATTGGGCTAATTATAAATATAAGAGTAATGAAATACAATCTATGGCATTAGATCATTTTGCAGAAGTTTGTAAAGATTGTATTTATTCATATCACTATAAAAAATTTACATCTGAACAAAAAAAAGAAAGATGTTGGTTTAGCAATAAATTTAAACCACTATATGACTGGGATGACGAGGAGGGGGAAGGAGAAAACAATGGATGATATCAATGAAAATTATACAAAAATATCAATATCAAAAAAATGGAAAGACGTAATTAAAAATATTTGCAAAGACAAAGGACTAAAAATGTATCATTTTGAAAATGATGCGGTAGAAACATTTATAAAAAACAACTATCCACAATATATAAAAGAATAAAAAGCACATGATTTAATAATATCGCTTAGGAGTTAAAAATGAAACAAGTTCATGTGCATAACGCAGATGGGGATTTTTTACAAGTCCAAAATTATGTTTTACAATTAGTTGCAGAGAAAAGAATTACACATACAGCATTTGTTCTTTATGCATTTTATAGATCTATTTCTGGATTTGAAGAAATCAGAACCGGGTATAGGTTTATAGAAGCAAACACTGGCCTTAGCAAAGGATCTATTTCAAAATGCAATAAATTATTAGTTCAAAACGGATTAATAAAAATTACAAATAATGGTCCTAATA